CACCCAAACTAACAGGACCGTCAGGATCAAAATTGATGAGCAACTTTCGACCAGGAGCACTAGCTGCGAGGGTAGTTTTCCCACACCCTGCCAACCCCCAAAGTAGGAGCGAAAAGCGTTGCTCACTCTCTGCGAGCGACTTAACATCTATCCCTTCGATCTGCACTGCTATAATCCTTCAATAGAAAGATGGAAGATGTGTAGTCAGGATAACGGCGCGCAATGCTTTGAACGACCTCGTTAGGCACAGTCATAAGCTCTGCTGCTGTTCTCCCGTAGATAATCAAGTCGAACGGCTTACCTTCACCAATGGGGATCAGTGTCAGGCAACATCTGTTGTCATTCTCGAACATCAGTCGCCTCCCTATATTTGGGTGCTAGGGTTCCAGGAATACGACGCCAACCTAACTCACTCTCTTTATCTTTGCGAGCTTGGATAGCTTCTTCTTGTGTATCGAACAAGCCTATGTGAAGAAGCTCCCCGTTGTGACGGATCATTGCCCTATATGTACCGTTGGGTTGTGCATATATGCCTTTGGTATCGTCTCCACAATTCTGCAAATTCTCTGCTTGTGTACCCACGTGCAAGTTCTCCCTCCTACAGTCTAACTTATCCCTGTTGATGTGATCTACTACAGGCTTCCGTCCTTGAGGTAGACCCAACACGAAGCGATGTAACAACATGAAGTCGTTTCTTGCTGTCTTGGTAGGTCTATTCTCTACAGCACCTGTTGCAACATAGCCGTGGTTCATTAAGCGCCACTCATGTTGTATCACTTTGCCGTAATCCTCTTCTGAAACCAACGCAACACGTGTTGAGTTAGTCAGAGGCACCGACTTCGTGTAACGGGTTCCATTCGTCACTATACATTTCCTCCAAGATCAAAGTCTGTTCCTCATCCGTAGCATCGCAGAACGGTATCAGAGCACAAGGCCGAAAATAGCGGTTGCAGGAGTGTGTGTATTTCGGTGCATGGATAGGATCATCCTTAAATGCGAGTTCTAGTTGTACGGTATGAAAAAACCAGTCGAACCATCGCTCAAAGTGGTGTGTGTACCTTGGGACAACCTCTCGAACAATTCCTCCAAAGTCGTAATTCTTTGGAAGAGGGATCGACATTCCGAAGATTTCTGCTTTCTCGATTGCTTGTCCTGCCCACACTCCGAGTGCGAGACAGTATCCGGTGATCTGAGAAGAGAGAAGAAACGACTGCTGCCAAGCTTCGTCCAATCTAGAAGCGGTCTTGTTTTCGTGTAGATACAACTCACCATTGCGTTGATGCAGCCCATCTGCCTTACCGATAAATCGGTATCGGTGAATATCTCCGCTCTCCAACACGAATGACAGCGTAACATCAAATGGTAACTCAATCCCAACGTCGGAACAAGGATCATCCTCGCTTCTGATCCACACTGGCATACGATGCCAGTCCCATCTATCAATATACGCAATGCAGCTTTCCTCTAGGTTTGTGTAGGTCCGACGCTTATCTCTGGGATCGTCGTAGTATCCAGTCGTCTCCAACGCAGTAAGCCCGAATTGCAGTGACTGAATACGCTCGTCCTCCGTGTGTGATACGCTTCCCAACATTTGTTGGTATCGTGTATCTCCAAACAGTCGTCTGCCGTGGTAATCCGCAAGGTCGGCTCTCCCCTGATACTTGCGTAACTGCCACAAGCGCACCGCTGCGAACAAGTCATGTGCTGCACTCCCACATTCTAGTGCCATTTGCCTAGTGCCACCTTGGGATGCTGGCAAGCTCATTGTCTTGTGCATCCCGTAGCGAACAATACCCCAGGTTGGGCACGTGTTGATTGCTACAAGCTTCGTGTTGTCGTATGCTGGTAACGTGAAGTCAGTAGTCAACTCCACACTCACAGACTTAATGCGTGGTCGTATCGGATTCATCAGTTGGCGCTCCTTCGAGTTCATCACCCATCGCCCGCGCCATTTGATCCGTGCGTTCCTTTAGGTTTCCTGCAACATCAGTAAACTGCTGCATGATATTGGTCATTTGATCGACCATGCTTGCTAGTGATGCTAGATGCAACACATTGCCGTGATTGATTTCTGCAAGCTGACACAAGACATTGAGTAACACAGGGTCACACTTGCCTTCAAGCTTCACACGCACATCACGACCGCGCATAACACCTGTTGCGTCACGTTGCTTGAGAAAGACTGGTTTAGCCATTCACTCCTCCTAACACTAGCTCCAGGACTTTCAACTCATTCAAGTACTTGCTCACGCTCTCCAGATTAGTGTCAATTGTCTTGAGCTTCTTCTCTGTCATGCGTAGCAAGTGCTCAAACCTCTCCTTATCCTTCACTTCCTTGATCTTGGCCTTAGCAGCCATTGCAGCTTCGTACAACGTGTGTTGTCTCATTCTGCGTTCTTGCATCTGCTCAACGAGAGCCAACACTTGTTCTAAAGTCATGTCGCCTATAGAGGCGCGTCTTATGGGGGTGTCTTGTGGAAGGACTGTAGCCATGTCATACCGCCTTCATCGTCTTGTCGATGAACTTCTCAGCGGCTTTGAAGGCTTTGGTTTGCGTGTCTGCAACGTCGGAGTACTCCATACGACTTACGACGGAGACTGTCCACTTCCACTTCTTTGTAGAGGGGATATAGGTAACTTTGTACTTGTGGGTCTTGTATATGCGATTGAGTGTCTTTGGCTTGACCCGAAGCTCGACAACATTAGTTTCTGGCACATCGTTAATCCTTTATCGCAACACGTGTTGTAGGTGGCATACGTTATACAGGGGTATGCCAGCCCTGTCCGTAGCAGGAGTCTGCTTATACTACGGCTTCCGATCTATCGTTGTTGCAGAACAAATCTTACAACGCGGAGCGCAGACGGAAACAAAACTGGTGGGCAGTGTGGCTGGCGCTGAAACGGCACACTACCCGTAGACCCGCCACGCAGGGGAACAGCCCGCGCACCAACGCCTTCTCTGTCTACCGAGCAGACAGAGTATTAAGAGTCGTCACCACTACCGTCATCATCCCCTAGTAGTGGCAACAACTCATCTGGGATCAGTATGCAAGCATCTTCGGGAACGAAGAAGTGTTCTCTCTTGCTGTCGTCTAATCTCAGATCTACGAATGGTGCCGAAGGTGAACCCGTAACACCAATAATCTCGCCCACACGCGCAATTCCATTACGGCCTGTGTATACGGCGCGGCGACCTATGTGATCTTGGGTTATCTTCGGCACCAAACTTATCCTTTCAGCGCAAAGCCAATGGTGACTGCACCCTTACGAGGTTTCGATGCCTTAGCAATGATAGCTTCAGCCTTCTTATCATCGAGATTAAGCTCGACCATAAGCGTAGACTTGAGCTTAGTCTTGTCGATAGTGCTGGATGCACTCGCTTGCTTCATTGTGACATCGAAGTACTCATTCGAGTGCACAGCAATCTCAGCACCTTCCATGACTTTGCTATCGTCAAGGACGCCAACATCTGTTGCGAGAACTTTAGCAACATCGTAACGCTTGTTGGCTGCACTGCGTATCTCAGACGCAACAAAAAGCTCGTACGCCGCACCGAAAGCATTGCTAGTGCTATCGGGCGGCGCCGAGCCATTCTTCTTACCGATGTTGGATAGCTGCTTCTGGATAGCAGCTTTCAAGTGAATGATTTTCATTACAGATCACCTTCCAGCGTCCTGAGTTCGGCCATGAGCTTCTTGCCTTCGTTACCGATGCTATCAGCAGCACCTTCGAGAGCACGGCGAAGCTCTACCTTATCCTTCAACTCATGCAGAGTTGACTTAATCTCAGCGATGCGTTTCTGACGCGCAGCCTCTTCACGCTCTGCCTTAAGTGACAACACGTGTTTTATTGCTTTGAGATCGGAGAGAGCGAGAGCACCGGGAGTGAGTTCGTACTCTTCTTTGTCTTTGTAGACCTTGACGACGGAAGCGAGTGCATTATTGGCAACAACGAAGTCACCAACTTCTACATCTGCCTTACCATCATATAGGTAGCTATAAGCCTGTGCGGCTAACACTCCAGTGCCTGAAGTGACGAACTTAACAGTTAATACTTTCATGGGATGTTCCTCTTTGTGTGACAATAAGTGTTGTGAGCCGCGCACGACGGGGTATGGTAGTGCGCGGCCCACTTCCGCCCTGCGTGGAGGTAGGAGGACAACAGCAGGACGAAACTCAAACTTCGGGCATTATCTAACTATAGCACACTTTGATGCTTAAGTCAAATGATAGTCACCCGATCTCCAACTATTACTAAGTCTCCTGGGAGCTTAGTTGTTTGCTTCGTCCCCGGCAAGATCGGACGCTCCGCTTTCTTCGTCGGAATGTACTTGTTCTTCTCCCTGATCCTCGATCGGAGTAAACTCAGCGGCGTCAGCATCAACTTCCTCCTGCATGAATGTGAGTGGATCATTCGCAACACTTGTTAGCTGTGCTTCGGGTGCGGGAAGCATTGCACTGTACTTCTTCGGTGGTACACAGCGATCTACGAACAAGCGATTGATGCACGAACGAGCACCCTGAATAGCATCACTGGTTACAGCCTGTGCGTATCCATCACCGCTGTAGCTGTCACCAATCTGTATCTTGTGCTTCACAGTAAACTCACCATCATAGTAAGACTGCGAAGCATCTACTGTGATGTGAACAGTGTCACGGTTAAGCTCAGGGTTCTCACGAACAAGAGCGATGATACGCTTCACATATTCGTCAACAACTGTTGCGAGTTCATCATCACGAATAGTCTTAATATCTAGCATTAGTTCCTCCTGGTGTATAAGTCTTTATAGCATGGAAAGAGGGTTAAGTCAAACATCTATTAGTGGTATCCACCCTCAAAAGGACCACTATATCTAGTCACGCTCAAAGTGTGTCTTTGCTGCACCAGTGAGCACAACAATGTCACCAACTAAATAGTCGCCGCTGCCATTCATGCACCGCGCCCACTCAATAGTGGCTCTGTTGTTTGTTGGTTTATGCTTCAGTCTCCCTTCTTCATCACCAAGCACAATGCAACTTATGTTGCCAAACTTCGTGAAGCCTGGGATCACTTCGATGTATCCACCCACTAACGCTTGCAAGTTCTCCAGCGTAGGTGGACAGTTGTACAACACGTATTGCCCATTGGGATGCACAACTACAATGTCGCCCCACTCACCATCCTCCAACTGGCGTGACTTGTGGAGTTGCCGCTTAGTCAGTAAATCTTCCATTTCATTCTCCTGCTTTGAGTTTCCTGTAGAACGTAGATCGAGGCATGGACAATCGTTTGGCTGCAATGGTTTTGTTCCCATCGCTGTGCACAAGCGCGAGATTGATGATGTCGTCCACGATTACATCGAACGGACGAATGACGCCACTACTATCAGTGAACCTAATTGTCTTGTGTTCCATCTTCTTCAACATCTCCTACGTGTTGATAGTTCTTACGTTCTACTATTTCAGATACAGTGCTACGAGCAATACCAAAACGATCACCAATAGCACGATGATTGATACCCGCATCACCGAGATTGCGGATAGCGCGTACTGTGTGATGCGGAAGGCCATGTCTCTCTCTTCCCTTCATGTCGTCCATGTTGCTCTGGTGGTCGCCCTTCTCAATGTGCTTCGGATTGCAGCACACTTCGTTATCGCACTGATGTCGTGCCAGGAAACCTTCTAGTGATCCCTCTCCGTGCATCAGTTCGTACGTAAGCCTGTACGCCAAGTACTTCTTGCCTTCAGCGGTAAAGTATGGCCTATTCTTATTGTTAGTTTTGCCTTTGAACGGCCAGCAACTGTTCGGCCCACCAGACATATCTACAACTCTGAATACGTCAATCTTCTTGTTCGCTATCCTCGGCATGATGTCTGATCCTGTGGCAGTTGGCGCAAATCATAACACACTTCTTCAACTCTTCTGCGATCTTATCCCATGTGCCGTTCATCAACCTTCCGACGACCTTCTCTTTGCCGTGTATGTGATGAAAGTCATACACACACTGATGAAAGGACTGCTTACAGTCGTAACACGTGTTGCCCATTAGCTCAACAGCTTTGGCCTTGTTCCTTCTTCGTCGCTGCTGTGCTACACGGTTCCATTGTTCTCTGTTGTTCTTTAGATACTCACCAGCTTTCTCATAGGACTTGGCTTTCTCTTCAGGAGTTTGTCTCGCACGCCTAGCGCGCTGCTGCTGTCTCTTGTGTTCTTTCTCTTCCTCAACAGAGGCTAAAACCTCCTCTAGACCGTTGCTCATTTAATCCTCCACACTTGCAAGTAGCGCCCCTCACGCAGTGTGCGATAGCGAAACACGCCTTGCTTGTTGATTGAATAGATCAAGCGCCGTGTCTGCTTACACTCCTTGTCACTAAGCTCGAACTCACCGCTATGTGCGATGGGCATTGAGTGAAGCTCAACAAGTGTTGGCTGATGATGCTTGGGTGCGGGGACGAGGGATAAGAGTGCTGCCATGTCAATCCTCCTTGTCTTTAGCGAGCTTACGCAGGGATATAGCAATCGAGGCCAGGAGCACTGTCTCTACAGAGAAGCGGTTTTCGAGTAACACCAGCGCCTTTGGCTCGATCTTGGCATCGTACAGTTTATTGAGGTTATCAGCCATTTCTTCCTCCTAAAAGAGCCACGCACCTGCACCGAAGCCACACGCAAACATTGCACCGCAAACGACCGCAACGCGCACCCACAAGCGCCCTGCAATCATTGCGATCTGTTGCGTTTCGTTATACGTTCTCTTGGGTTGTGGCATCGTATCCATCTGCGTATCTCACAACAAGTGTTTCGGGTGGTTCGTCAGCGTATTCGGTAACACGTGTTACCTTTCCATCTGAGTACAACAACAGGTATGTGCCATGAACGTAGTTAGGAGTGTGCAGCCACAATCGCCACACACCCCCACCTACAAAGTCGATAGCCTCTGCAACACCTGTCCTACGGGGTATTCCCACTCTGGCTAGGTGTTGGCTCATCTATCTCTTCCTTTGGCTCGAATGCTGCACCTACAGCATCGGGATTGTCAGTGTTGCCTTGTGTATCACCATACTCCAGGAGCAACGCATCATCAGCAGGGACTGCCTTAACACTGAGCACCTTGTAGTACACGTGTTGCAATCCCTGCTTATGGTAGTCAATGTCGCCATTGTTGCTGATGAAGCATATCTTGGTATATGCTACACCGCGCTGCACTTGGATCATTGCTTCGATGAGGAACCTGCTCACTACTCTACCCTTTCATGTTTCGTGTAGCGGTCAAAGCGACGGAGCCACTCAGCGAGTAGCTCCATCTCTCTCGTGCGACGAACAGGAAGGGATTGTAAGTTCCCTTCCTGATCGTACAAGGTTAGGACAATGCACTCAGGCACTAGTCCATCCTACTCACTTCAAAGGAACCATCGGGCTGCACGACATTCACCCACGCACTGTCATAGAAGAACACTTTCTCCATGACACCCTCACCGCGATCATGTTCAGCACTGAACAGCGGCTTGAGAGGTGGATCACCACCGGGATAGGTGAGTACATGATCCTCATCCATACTCCAACCGGGGAGAGGGCGCCACCCCCCTCCGTGTTGATAGCTGTTGTTCACCTGTTCTGCAACAGGTGTTGTGTCATGCCCACTAATCAGCATGGGAATGAAACCCAGCCATTCAGCAGTAACACCACGTTCGATACCGTGTCCGGTCTTGCGCCAGTTCAGCATTTCTTCAGTTCCTCTTGTTCAGCATCGAGGTCACGGTTCTGAGCCTTGTCTGCACTGAAGGCAGGGCCATACCGCTTCTCTAGCTTGTTGTCATTGACAGTCATACACTCAGGGATGCTACTCCCAATGGCAGACAACCCAAGTTGCGTGTACCACAGCACATCACCATACTCCTCGCGGAAGTTGATGTGGTCGAACGCATCTTCGAGGCTGCACTCACCCATCTGCACACTACCGAAGCCTTTGATAAGAGCTTCAGCCAACTCACCCGCTTCAGTGATGATGCCAATGACAGCATGGAGTGTGCGCTGTATATCTACAGGCATAGACTGTGCTGGTTCCATTGCCAACACACCATCACCAGCCTCCCAACCATACTTGGAAGCGATGATGCTGTACTTGAGCCTCCACTCCATGCCAAGCTGCCCATAGAACAGAGCCTTCTTGACAACATCCAAGAGCTTGGCGTTCTCCACTATCTCAAGAAGGACAGTCGCAAGCACAGGGCCAGGGACTAGATCATCGTGAAACTCTTTCGAGCTGCGGTTCGCAACACGTGTTGCGTATTGTTCAGAAGTGATGTGTTCCATTACGACACCTTATGAATAAGACCATCTTTCATGGTCACTTGAGCGAAGAACTCACGCGATCCCATGCCACGAGGATCGAGAGGACGATTGCACCCAACGAACGTGCCGTCGCGCTTGTACTCATCGCCGTGGAGTGATGTCTCCACGTACTTGAGAGGCCGACCGATGTTCTGCTTGAGTTCTTTCTTTGTGTTGTAGCGAAGGATCATCATTATTCGCGGTCCCATTGTGTGAGTGCAAGAGGAGCAGGTGCGCTTTGTTCGAGAGCAGTCAACTCATCCATCATCTTCTCAAGCACAGCTTCAGAAGCCTTGCCCTTACGTGCTGCGTAGTAACGCCAGCCGTAGTGGCTGTCACTATACGTGTCGGGATTGTCGAGGAAGTAGTAGATGCGGTCAGCTACAGCCCATGACGTTGACTTGTAATCATGGTATCCGCCAGTGTCCCAAACACCACCGAACAGGAACTCGAACTCATCCGAGCCAGCGGGAATGTCGAACAGGAACAGCGCCACTTCACGCCAGGATGGGAGTGTCCACACCTTCTTGTCTACGTACTCACCAGCGACGCTATCCCACACGGTAGTATCGCTCCACCAACCGTGCTCCTTGTCAAATTTCTTCATCAAGGAGGGGAACAGCACAGGTGCGTGTCCGATTGCACAAGCAATAGTCTCGCAGTAGCAATCTGCCAACACCTGTTGCGCGAGTGCTTCGAGAGGCTGAAGTTCCTTCTGATCGTGCTCCAGGAACACTCTCATGCGGAAATGCTTTGCGTTCTGTTCTGCGGTGAAGGAGAGCAGGTGATTAGCCAACTTGCGAAGGCGATTGTGATGTACTTGTTCCACTAGTTAGTCTCCACTTCTTCTGCGTTGTCGATGATTGAAACCATTTCACGAAGGCGCTCAACGCGCTCCTCTTCGTCGCCATGTTTCAGGGCGCAGTTGAACTCATCCACTGCTAGGTTCAGCAGCAGATTGTGTTGAACAGGTGTCAACACGAGTTGTCGTTTTGTTGTCATGTGTTTGTTCCTCCTACAGAACATCACAACAGGTGTTGCGACTTGGGGCAATGGGTAGATGTGCTCAGGACGAGCGAACCCATTATCTAAGTGTAGCACAGAACGAGGCTTATGTCAAATGGACCCCCTCCAAAACTGGCAACCAGCGTTGCGAGATCGCTATATGTGGTAGCCATAACTGGCGGAAAACGCAAGGTCTTGGGGTCATTTAATTAGATATATACCACCTCTAGTGGGTAGGTCCAGGAGCACACACACACGCGCACAATCGCACAAACAACGCGCTCGCACACACACAACGCACAAGAGCACGCCAACCGACGCAAGCGAAGCGACAAAAAAAATCCCCGATGAGCCGAAGCCCACCGGGGATTGTTTAGTTACGCTGCAACGCTGGTTTCAACGTCGAGCGGATCAGCGGCGAAGTATGCCGCAATCGTCTGAGCAAGTGCAAACAACTGTTGCCGCATTTCCTCATTGGGCGCGAGATCAGTTGTCGCATCAGCGTTGTTCCATTCCGCAACAACTGTTGCCACTTGCTTGATGCTGCCAAGCAAGGATGATCCTTTGTCAGCAGCAGCAACAGGCGCCTTGGGCTGGCGCTTGGGCTTGGCACGTTCCCGCAATGTTGCAACGCTGTTGCCAGTGCTGCCATCGAGTTGAACGGGGACGTTCTTTGTTGCTTCGTAAAGCGCCTTCTCGTTCTTGCTCGCATCTTCGCCGGGTTCCTCATTAACGAGGAAGCGAGGAAGCGACAGCATCTCAATATCGCCAACCGTTTCCAGCGTGACAAGCTCCGACAACTCCTCGAAGCTCTTGAGTGCAAGCGCCTTGGCAACATAGCCAGCAGTCGGCAAGCAACGCTGAAAGATTGCCTGCTTTTGCGCGTTGGTCGCGTCGGTAATGCCGAACAACGAGCCTAGCACGGCTTCCATCGCGGCGCTTTTCTTGACGCGATCGTTCTTGCCATCGGCTGCCATCCACTTGCCTTCGTCGAGCAAGTCTAGGACATCGAACGAGATTGCTTCGCTCGTATCTTCTTTCTTGCGCTCCACTACAGCGTCGAACGTCATGGTGTATTGCGCCGCAAGGAAAGCGTAAATGCCGCAAGCGTCACCTGCCTTCGTTTGCTTGTCGCCCTCTGTCCAGCGAACGACAGCGTTCTTGCCGATTGCCGCAACTTGAGCGGAGTTAGTCTGTCTCGCAACAGTTGTTGCGTTAATCTCCGCCGACTTAGCAGCGATAGCAGCGGCAATCTTCGTTTCTTTGTTCTTCGTAACCATTTGCTTGTTCCTTCTAGTGCTATGGGCGACATTGCCCATTGTTGTAATATAACATAGATCAACTTTTGGGTCAAACGACCCTGTTACGCAACTCGCAACAGTTGTTGCCACTTAACGAGCAATTCTCGCTTCACTTTCAATCCAATTCAACCCTTCCTCCTGTGTGCGTCTGAACGTCTGGTAACACTCGTTACAATAGCAGCGATAGCCAGTGCCAACCCAGATCAGTGCGTATCTATCGCCAGTGCGGCGATCAACGTAACGCTTATCACATGGGAAACCCGGATAGGGCATTGCGATAAACCCTCTCAACTTACAGTGCATAACAATCTCCTAACACTTGTTACCAAAAGCGCAGTGCTGTTGTCGCCCTGCCCCTTACTTATGACTGCGAACGCTGCACGATGCAAGCACATTCCGCTATAAGGGGCCTAATATACAATACCAACCCCCATATCCCCGCCCCAAAACCAAAAGGGCACCGCAAGTGACCCCGTAGGGACACAAGTTGAGATCGAACACCCCCTAACTCCCCGCATTACGCTCCAGGAGTACTACTTCCTTATGTTACTAGTGTTGTATAGTGCTATTGTAGTGTGTTTAGTGTTGTTTGTAGTAGTATAGAGGTGAAGTTCCTCGGCAAAGGCTTCGCCATTGCCTCGAAACACCAAACGACCCCCCTAGCCCCCCGCCTTTTTTCTGTGCTGATGGTCGATTTTGCTTGACACCCCCCTTGCTATATGTAAAAACAACAGATAAGCTGAGGTTGGTTGGGAGGGGATGGTGGTATATAATAGTACTACACTATTTCAACTCAACTACATACACAGGAGACACAAATGGCAGAGAATGCTCCCGGTTTTGAAGGTGGTACGGAACGTGGCATACTCCCTCGTAACACTACTCCTCTCACTCATCGCCTTGTACGCAACAAACTCGTAGACACTGCAACGGGTGCTGCTCCAGGTGTCGCAACAAGTGTTGTAAAGAGTCGCCGCAAGCATCCTACTAACGTGAACGAAGAGATTGGTGCTGTTGAGAGTGAAACCCTCATCAACCGCAACTCTACTGCTGCTGATGTTACTGCACTCAAGCAGAGGTTCACGAAGAAGAAACCCTCTTTCGCATTTCCCAAGGATTTGAGTGGGAATGGTGGTCCCGCCTTTACGCGTTCATAACCGAGAGGAGGTGATCCAGTGACTGTTGATAGATTGTTCACTCTAGCGTTCTATTTGCTAGGTTCGATCTTGTTTCTTCTTCTCATTCTGGAGAGGATCAACCTATAATGCCAATTCAAGCTTCAGGCGCCGCAATTGATCCTGCTGTACCAATATCAGCAATAGAAGAAGAGTTGCGGCGTCTGGGGTTGAATATGTCACAGGGTGTTCCCTCTGTGATGCCTCCACCTGAGTTTGTCGGTGGACAACCCCAACCGCAATCTGCTGTTGAAGCTATAATGGCAGAGCGTGATAAGCGCCGTGCTGCAATGGTTGCTGCTGCTGCACCGCCTCCACCTGCTGCTGCACCTCCACCAACAGAACTAGCTCCAGAAGAACCAGTCGTTGCCAAGAAAACTGCTGAAGGTGACGGTGGAGGGATTAGTCCTTGGTGGATGTTACCCCTTGCTATTGCTGCACTAGCGGGACGCAAAGGACTTGCGCGCAAAGCTAAAGGTGGTAAGAAAACTGTAGACACTGCTGCTGGTGAAATGCGTAAGCCTCCGCTTAAGCATCCCGGTCGTGCTTACGGACCACACCAACCATACGGACCCCAACGCCCCCCGCCAAAACCGGGACCGGGAGGTACTTACGGTCCAACGCAACCACACAACTATCCCCCTTCACCTCCTGTGTATGGGCCTCACCGTCCTGCTGCTGGTGCTGAACCTCCACTAGATCTAACAGATGTTGTGCCTACTCCTGGTGCTGCTGCTAGTTCTGTTATACCTAATGCTGATGGTACATTACCGCCGCCAACACTTACGCGCACTGATGTAACATCAGAGATACCATTAGCACTTGCGGAACGTGCAAGAGGCAACATTCGTGTTCCCGGTGAAGGCCAATTACCGCCGCCGCCGCCTGTAACACCGCGTCCTATACTCCCCACTTATACGGCTCCATTAGATGAAGCAGCTGATCTTGGTGGCAGTGAGTTAGCGAAAGCGATTAGAGTTTCAGGCCAGATTGCGCGTGATCGTGCGCGGTCTGCTGCAAAGACGGAACGCATAAACAGAAGGCGTCCCGGTGCTGTTGGCAAGCCTCCTCAGCAATTCACGCCAGACCGCAGAGTTCCGCGTGAAGAAGGCGAACGCAAATCCTTTAATGAAGTCGTAGAGGCTATTCGTGATGCGAAGCGACCACTAAAGGAAGCAGTGAAAGATCTAAAGCCTTGGCTTAAGGAACCGAAGAAAGCTTATGTAGGTCCAGAGTTACCGAAGAAGAAGCCGGGACCGAAGCCAAAGCGCAAAGGTCCACCAAAGCCTGCGGTTGCTCAAGTGCTTGCCAAACGCAAGATTGAAACTGCGCGTAAAGGCAAGACAACGCCAAAGACTTTATCTGAACGCAAGAAGGCAAAGGGCAAGTAGATGGCAAACATCCTAGAGTGGTTAGAGAAGCTAATCGGTAGTGGCAACATCGGTGCTCCTCGTGCTCCCGTCGCTGCTCCTGTTGCTCCTGTTCCTGGGATGCCTCCAGCAATAGCTCCCGGTGCGGTAGATACCTCTGTTGCACCAGTCAACGTATTGGATAACGGTCCTAAGCTTAACGACTTAGTACCGCCAGAAGATCCGATCGGTGTGTTGTCGCAGGGACCGATACAGACACAGGGCTTACCGCTTAACACTTCGATGGGAATAGAGCCCCCTGATCCTAACCGTGTTCAGAACACTGGCCCGCTTGTACCGGAACAAGTGCCTGTAGATGTGTCTGCTCTCACTAATGTTCCTACGATTGCACCGCCTCCTGCTATCATTGCACCAATCGCTGCTAGAAAGCGTAGCAGTGCTCCTGTGATGGGAGTACGTCCTACTAGTCCGGTGAATGTTGCTGGAACTAGTAAGCAAGCGCAAGGAGTGGAGAAGTTTAGTCGTCCACCGCGTTTGCTCACTCCTAATGCACCTAAGCCCAAGCCCAAACCCCGTCCATACAAATGGAGTGGTAAGGGTGTCGATTGGAGCAAGAACAATCTAATGAAGAGGTAAGTTTGTGCTACCCGAAGCTGACGAACCACTGGTACTTGCTGATGGAACGAAGATTGATCCGTCAACTGGTAAGCCAATTAAAGAACAACCGCTTGTGCTTATTCCTAGCCCAGGGGAAGCACAGCGGATTGTGGCCCGTACGCGTAAGAGCGTCACTGAGTTGCCACTACCCCCTAAGCAACTCAGTGGCGTTGCCCTAGTTGCGTTCTACACTCTGTTTGGGTTGAATGACCAAGACATCAGCATCGCGTTGGACAGCTCTCTGACTATAGAGCAGATTGAGCGCATTCGTACGCTTGATGCTTACATCGAGTTCATGGAAACTGCTAAGGCTAACATGATACACACGCAATCGGATACCGTGCGCGAAATGTTCCAGACCCATGCTAGTCACGCAGCTACTAAGATCATTAACCTATCACAGTCAGACAATGATGTGCTTGCGTTCACTGCATCGAAGGATGTGTTGGATCGTGCGGGCCATCGTCCTGCTGATGTGGTAGAGCACCGTCACAAGATGGAGGATGCCCTCAACATTGTGTACATCGAGAAGAAAGCCAACGAAGATGTACCAATGATCGACGTAACTCCAGAGGAAGTTGCTCATGGTTGATATTCCTGGACTGCCGTATGATGGCGTCACTGATGTTGTAGATGAAAGCGGCAACGGTAAGGGTGTTGCGCTGAATGTGTGGCCTTCTGACAACCGTATCCCAATCGCAGATGATCCTGTTCCACTAGACACCTTTGTTCTAGAACAGGGTGAGCTTGCTTATGCACGGACCTCGCAGCGGTTGCGTGTTGGTGACGGTTATACTCCTGGTGGTGATGAAGTAGCTTTCACTAGTGACATGGATACCTTCACTCAAGATCTAACTGATCTTGAGAATAATCTTATGACAGCAATGTCTGGCAAGGCGAACATCACAGGTGGTAATGTATTCACTGGCGATCAGACATTCAATGGTAGTGTCAGTGTAAGTGGCAACCTGACTGTTGGTGGAACTTTTGCTGTTGCCAACATATCAGTCACCGATCAAGTGTATGGTGTTGCTTGGAACAACTCAACACAAGTTCCAACCAAGAACGCAGTGTATGACAAGATACAGTCATTAGCTACTGCTGACATCAGTGGATTGGACACTGCGCTAGCTGGTAAAGCGCCGCTAGTACACACTCACGTGATTGCAGATGTCACTAATCTACAGACGACACTGAATGGTAAAGCACCACTCGTGCATACCCATGTGATCGCTGATGTAACCAACTTGCAGACGACGCTAGATGCTAAGGCTCCATTGGTTCACACTCATGTCATTGCTGATGTGACTAATCTGCAAGCCTCACTGGATGCGAAGGCCAGCCTTGCACTTGTATCAACTAGTGCAGCAGGGTTAGCACCAACGCGTCCCGGTGGTACTACTGCCTTCCTTCGTGCCGATGGTGCTTGGGCTGCTCCTTCTTTTCCTGGTGGTGGTGTTACAACCTTCCCACTCACTATTAACAGTGATGGTGGTGCTGCTGCCAGTCCTGCAACATTCGATGGCTCTGTAGCTCGCACCATTAGCTACAACACTGTTGGTGCTGCACCACTCAACCATACTCACGCAATAGCTAACGTGACTGGACTGCAAGCCGCACTTGATAGCAAGGCTGCATCAGTACATACGCACGTAATAACTGATGTAACAGGATTGCAAGCTGCACTTGATGCTAAAGCGACTGTTGTACAGCTTGGCAACTATCTACCGCTGGCAGGTGGAACTGTTACTGGACAACTCAACACTTCTGCTGGTCAATTCCATTCTGGGTCTATCTTTACACGTATCCAATGTGGAGGGGCTGGAGCACCAACTGGAGCGTCTGGTATTGGCCTGGAGTTGTATCAAGCTGCTGGTAATAGCTATGTCAATTCCTACAATCGAACGGCTGGTGCAGTTGCACCATTGGTCCTTACTGGTTCTACCGTCACTGTAGACGGAAACACTACAGTCACTGGCCTAATCACTACACAGGGCACGAGTGCGGGCATGAACCTCACCGCTCGTGACTTTGGGAACAATTTCATCCTCTCGGTCAACACCAGTGGTATTCTCACTTTCTATTCCGCTGGAGCACCCCGCGCCACGTTAAGCGACGCAGGCAATCTCGCAGTCACTGGCACAATCACTCAAGGCGGTAACGCAGTTGCCACCGTTTCCCAACTGGCGAATTACCTTCCGCTAACGGGTGGAACTATTGCAGGTGTGCTGAATGTTACTCCGCCTGCGAGTGGCGATAATGGGATGCTGACCGTTAGCCCTTCTCCCGGTTACATTTATTCGTTCCTGCAACTGAAAGGTGCTACCGGACTGGTTACTGAGGGACTTAATTTACAGTGTGGCAATCAGACCTCTTATTTTGGCAGCAACAATTTCAACTTCCGCAGCGCAGCAAACGTCACCTATATGGCTCTCGGTTCTGCTGGTCTGAGTGTAGACAGAAACACGTTCTGGCTTGGCCCACAGACAGGCGCGGCGTCTGATCTCGTAATGAATTATTACTCATCAAACTTTTATCAATTTCATGAGTATAATGTTGCCGCTGGCGGCGCAATGGCGGTGCGGGCCAGAATGATTATCACATCCGCTGGCTTCCAGTATCGGTCGAATAACTACACCTTCTACAACCTTGCCGCTGACGCAACCTTTGGTATCCTTGATGCTACTGGTTTAGCACTTAACGGCATTGGTGACTTCTTATCACCTAACTCTGGATCAACTGGTGGCGTTCGTATTCGTGGACAGGGTGGTTATGCTTATATGCAGATCACCGACAATCCGGTTTCAACGCAATGGTCGGCTATACGTTGGGCGCCAAGCGGTGAAATGTACCATAGTGGTGCATTTGTTGCTGGTGGTAACATCAGTTCGCTGTCAGACAGGAGAGTTAAGACTAATATCCGGGGGCTAACCAGCGGGCTAAGGATTGTGAACGCTCTGCGTGGTGTGAGGTTCATTAAGGATGATAAGCCAGATCTAGGAGTTATAGCCCAGGAAGTACAGAAGCTATTGCCTGAATTGGTGAGCGAGGATGCAGAGGGAATGCTGTCTGTAGACTACGGACGCATTACTGCTGTACTCATTGAAGCTGTTAAGGAGCTAACCAACAGAGTACAGAAGTTGGAGGCTGCTAGGTGACACTGCCATTAGCACCGCCGATCACAATTACTCAGATAGCTGCTGAGTTTAGCATCCCTGCAACCTCAATCTTCCCAGGAGCTTTCTATGGCTTAGGTGGTGCTCCAGCATCAGGAGTGTTAGGCTTCTTAGACTTCCTTGGCCGTTCAGCAGGAACACCGACAGGGCTTGTAGATATATATAATGTGTCTTGTGATGCCATCGCTATCGACCCTGCTGATGCTAACGCTAACTTTGCTTTGAACGCAAGTGGCATGACATCTGGATCAGGTGTTACGCCTTGGGCATGGTTACTAAGTGGTGCAGCAGGTGATTACGCTGCGTTAGCGACTGTTACTAGTGGCAGCTTCTTTAGTGGCACCTTCGGATCATGGTTGCCTCTAAGTACAACGCGCTCGTGGGCAGTCGTTCGAACAGCTCCAGGAGTTGCTAACGCTCAGATGCAACTGCAAATTCGTCGCATCAGTGACAGCGTGTTGCTTGACAATGCTCAAGTAGCTTTCAACGCAACAGTCGAGATATAGGAGGGTAAGATGGTTCTTTATCGTGACTTGAGCGGTAACGGTGGCGGTGCACTGATCGACAACCCTGCACTTGGTGGTGTTGTGTACAGAGGCACAGGATCACCTAACGGTGTTATCACTGCTAACGTAGGTGCTCACTATCATCGCTCCGATGGTGGTGCTCTCACTTCGTTCTATGTTAAAGAGAGTGGAAGTGGCAACACTGGTTGGGTCGCTAAGTGAAGCAGTACAAACAGATAAGAGGTTCGTTACAGGACCAGTTTCAGAACTCGCGTGCGAAGGTGCAAATCTTTGGCGGCGGTTTCGCCAATGGAAAGACGACAGCAGGTGTCATCAAAGCACTCAAGCTCGCTAAGGCTTATCCTGGGTCTAATGGTCTTATTGCTCGTAGTACTTATCCTAAACTCAATGACACCATTCGGAAAGAGTTCCTAGATTGGTGTCCTGACAGTTGGATCAAGCGTAGAGCCTTATCTGTTGAGAACCTGATTGAGCTAGAGAACGGAACGGTTGTTAACTTCCGCTACGTGCAACAGCATGGTAAGAGCGGTGAAGGCTCCAGTTCCAACCTACTCAGTGCCACTTATGATTGGATTGTCGTAGATCAGATAGAAGATCCTGAGATTAGTGAGAAGGACTTTCTCGATCTGTTAGGCCGCTTGCGTGGCAATGCTATCTATGATGGCGACGATCCTACTATGCCTCGCACTGGACCACGTTGGATGCTTGTGCTGTGCAACCCAACACGTAATTGGGTATACCGTAAGCTTGTCAAGCCTGTGCTGGATCATCGCATTGGCTTGTACAATCCTGACTTGCTGGTTGACAGAGACACTAAGGAGCCAATCATCGAGTTGTTCGAGGGATCAACTTACACAAATGCAGAGAACCTTCCAGAAGATTACATTCAGGGGCTGGAGAGTGCATACAAAGGACAAATGCGCGAACGCTACCTGATGGGAGGGTGGGGTGCTTTTGAGGGCTTGGTTTATCCGCAATATAATCAGATGGTGCATCTACTCCCTCAAGATCAAATCATTGATTACTTTGCTAGGCAGGTTAGAGAAGGTCTTAGGCCCGAGATTATCGAAGCGTACGATCATGGCATTGCGGTTCCTGCTTGTTACGGCATTGGCTTTAGCGACAGCTACGGCAACGCGTTCTTGATGGGAGGTTTCTATGAAGCAGAACTTAGTCCAGAAAAGATCGCCACCCGCATCAAGGATCATCGTAGAGAAATTGCCAGAGAGATCGGCTTCGATGCAAGTTTCCGCCCTGTACTCGCAGACCCGGCTATCTTCAGAAGAGGTCCAGGTAGTACTCAAACGGTCGGTGTTACAGTCGCCGGGATGCTTAGGGAACTCCAAGTAGGCTGCACTAGAGCGAACAACAACATTGTGAGTGGATTGGCTAAGGTACAGAGCTATTTGGAGATTGATCTGAAGCATCCTCATCCAATGACAGGAGAGTTAGGATCACCACGGTTCTTTATCTCTAATCACTTGGATTGGTGGGATCGAGAGATCGTTGACTACTACTGGAAGAAGGACACCGCAGGACAAGTCCAGGATGTGCCCAACGACAAGAACGATCACGCGATGGACATGACTAAGTACTTCTTCACCAATCGACCTCGTTTAGCGTTGTATGCGCGTCGAGTGTTCAACTCTAAGCCTAGCTATATGCGTTGGGGTGAAGTGAACGATAACACTACTCCTGATAATAGGAAGCACCGTTATGGCTGAAGAATATGATCCGATTGAAAAGAACCTAGAGCGGGTCGGTGCTGGTCGCGGCGGCAAGAAGAAGGCTGTAGTTGAGCCTGTCTATCAGATGGTCGGTGACACTAAGATACCTGTAACCAAAGCAGTTGGCTTGGTGTGGAACAGTCGTAAGGAGCAGGGACTACGCAACCGTAAGGGATCAGAAGATGCCTGGAGTGAAGCGATCCGCTACTACGACAACGACCAACTCATCCATCGCACTTCAAGCGAAGAACGCGCAGGTAACAAGCCGGGAACAAGACTTAGTGGCGAGTGGAGAGAGACTGAGAACGTGGTGTTCTCTAATTGCTCTATCATGGTTCCAATGCTGTATGCAAAGAACCCAACCATCACTATCACTTCAGATATTGATGCTAACCTTGAACGTGCCAAAGGGATCGAACGACTTATCAACACGCTGCTTGCGAAGAAGTCGCTCCCCGGCCTTAACGCAAAGCCGAAGCTACGCCGCACCGTTCTCACGACACTGCTAACCAACTCTGGCTTCATCAAGATCGGCTTTACACTGAAGCAGGATGGGAATGAAGCTGCTATTGCAGAGTTGCAGCGTATCTCGCAGGACTTAGAGAATGCAACGGACAAGAAGGAAGTAGTGAAGCTTGAAGGTGAGTTGATGGCACTCGAAGAGAAGATTGCCTTGCTCAATCCTTCTGGCCCCTTCATGAAGAACCTTCTACCTGATCGTGTTGTAGTTGATCCTAGCTCTACTGAGCCTGATGGCAGTGATGCTATGTGGATGATGGAGTGGGACTATCTACCAACGAGTTACATCAACGCAGTATATGGAAGCAAACATGGTAAAGAAACGCGGTCGGTATACTCGCCAACGCACATTCTTGACGCCGGAACTGGCAGCACTAGTGATGTTGAAGAGCAGGTCAACACGTTTTCACTCTTCTCCTCTGCTGAGGACGCAAACGCCGCCACTTACGGATACGACAACACAGTTGCCTTCGACAAAGCAAAGCACACGAAGGTTTGGTACATCTGGGACAAAGCCACAAGACGAGTCCTGATGTATGCTGACAACCACTGGACTTGGCCGCTGTGGGTGTGGGATGATCCACACAAATTGCCTCGCTTCTTCCCGTACTTCCGCTTGTGGTTCCATGAGAGCACTAACTCTCACGCACCGAAGGGTGAAGTCACGTACTACTTAGATCAACAGGATGCGATCAACGAGATTGCAGATGAAGTCAGGCGCGGCAGACAGTGGGCGCGTCGCAACGTGCTGTATAACAAGAACGCAATCAACCAAGAGGACGTTGAGAAGGTACTGAAAGGTGATGATGGCACTGCGCGTGGTATTGACCTTCCAGAAGGTAGTAAGCTTGCAGATCACATCTTCAGCTTCATTCCACCGGGATTGAACATTCCTGAGTTCTTCTCTCCTGATAGCAAGTTCCAAGCAATCAACAGGATCACTGGTATCAATGAAGCACAACGTGGTGCTCAGTTCAAGACCAACACCACGAACAAAGCAGTGGAGACTTACAACAAGAACACAGACATCCGTGTTGAGGAAAGAGTGGACTTGATTGAGGACTTCATCGCTGACATCAGTTGGAACATCTGCTTGCTGTGTTGCACAGAGTGGGATGCAGAGGATGTCTCTCCGTTCATAGGACCGGAACTTGCGAAAACTTGGCAGAAGGTTAACTCTCCTAGAGAGTTTGAGAAGGAGTTTGCAGTTAGAGTGGAGAGTGGCTCTAGTGCGAAACCAAATAGCCGTGAGAAAAAGCAACAAGCAATTGAAATGGGACAGGTGATGGGGCAGTTTGCTTCTGCTTCTCCTGCTGTTGTTGTGTTGATGCTTAAGATGTTTGAACGTGCGTTCGATGAGTTCACTGTCGCTGATGAAGATTGGGAGCGCGTCGAAACAACGATGATGCAGGGACTTCAGAAAGCTGGCGGTGGTCCCGGTGCACAGGGGCAAGGTGCGCCGGGACAACAACCTCCTGGACCTCCGTTAACAGACGAAGCAATGCTGCAACAACTAAAGATGAAGATAGCTAAACTCCCGCCGCAAGCGCAAGCTAAGTTGCAGGAAATGGTGCAAGCTGGTGTGCCTCCAAGCGAAGCATTACAACAGATTGAGGCACAGTTGGGTGGACTACAACCCTCGTAAGAGAGAAGGACGAATACAATGCTTCCCGATGAAAACACTATCACCGACAACATTGAACGCAACATCGACATTGCGATTGAGGCACAGGATGGCAAAGCTGAGACTACGCCAACAGAAAACAAAGAGGGCGAAGATGGTACACAGCAGCAGCCTCAAGATCGCCCAAGCGGTGATGGCGACAGTGGCACACAACCGAAGCCTAAGCAAGAAGGAGCGCCGCCAGCACCAAGTGCTCCTCATCCCAAGGACTTAAAGCTACAAGATGGAACAGTAGTCAAGGGCGGGCCGGAACGTAGGTTCTATGAACAGCGTGAGGTCGCACGAGCGCAGCTACACACAAAGGAACAAGAGCTTAACAATACACGCAACCAACTAGCGCAGGTGCAGAACGAATTAGCTGCTGTTCAGCAGTCTGTGCAGTCATTACATGGTATTGCGCCCGATCAACTTGCGTTGGGAGCACGTATCATTGTGGATCTTCAAAGAGACCCCCAGGGGACGTTGAAGAAATTGCTTGCAGAAGCGGCGGCACAAGGCTATAGTATTGACGACATCGGAAGCGGTGTTGACATGGCCGCAATACAGCGCATGATTGACGAACGCTTACCGCAACAAGACAACAATGAGTACCAAAGCGACGAGGAAATACTTGACGAAGCTGCTAACGAAGCAAATGCTTTCTTTGGTAGACACCCCGACGCTAGACCGCATGATAAGCTACTTGCGACTGTCTTGCGAGATCACCCCGGCCTCGATTTAGAGGACGCGTATTACCAAGTCAGAGACGCCTTCATTGAGAAGGGTTATGACTGGTCCCTCACTCTCGAACAGAATGTTGGAGTGGTGGGCGCTGATCCAGCAAATGCAGGTGGTCAACAACATCAGAATAGAGCACCCTTACCCGCAGGAAACAACGCGGCGAATGCACCAATCAATTCTGCTGAAGTAACCACTCTCGCATCCGACGATATGGACACTGGAGACATCGTGCGACAAGCGATGAGAGAAAGTGGCCTTAACATCTAGGAGAATGAAGTGGCACTAGCAACCGTACTTAACTCGACGCTTACTAAGTCGAGGCGGAAGCTAATCATGGCGTCAGTACGCAGCAATGCGCTAATGGCATGGGCTTTCGCCAACGATCGCGTCGATTACGAGGATGGTGGTTACGACATCACCAATCCTCTCACTACTGGTCGCAACCCCAACGTAGC